TGGGATGCACAAACGGAAACCATTTGTGAAGCTGAATCATTTCTTTTCACGTTTAATCGCTTCTTCATAGCCACGCAAAATTAAAGATCGGGCTTCTGCCGAATCTGCTGTACCCGCCCACATAGGCAGATTGTTCCAAATCACCACATAATCTTCGGATTTGCAGTGGGGGGCGTTGTTCTTTAGCCACGCAACCATTTGCTGATGGCGCTCGGACGGGTTGTGAATGGTGTAGCCAATCCCATAGAACTCGCGCACATGGCAGCCATTCTTGGCTACGGCTCCAACTAGCCCCAACAGCAGTAACAGAATGAGCCAACGCATTTATCACACCATACTCCATGCAATTATGTAAGTGCCATAGATTACAAAGGCTACCATACAGGCTGCGGCAATGAATGCTTCAGCCCAATCTCTCATGGCTATTCTTTCGCCGTTAGGTAAGTGTGTGTTGATCCACCAGCTTTCTTCAAGATATTGAATATACGGGTGTTGTCCTCAAGCGCCACAATTTCATGCGGTTCGTTTGGCCTAAAATCTAAAAGCTGCCCCGCCGATGCAATAATATCCCAATCGTGGGAATACACACGTATTTTTCCGCGAGCCACAATGGTAATGTGCACATCATCTTCGGTGTGCGTGTGCTTTGCCAGCACGTCGCCTGCCTTGGGAAAGTCGTACAGCATCCCTTTAATATCGCCAAGACCCTCAAGATTTTTAATCGATAACATTTGGTGCGCTTCCCGGTGCAGTTAAATCTTGATCTGGTTTTGAGGGGAACAAACCGGCTGGCATTCTTGGACGAATACCGCTGCGTGGGAAAGTGTTGGTGTACTCTTCCGTTGCATCAATAAACTGTTGCCACAACACTTTTTGCTCTGGCGTGTAATTTGCGTGATTCAAACCTTGCCTTGCTAATTCCAAATCGGTGGCAATAGCAATATTTTCTTGCGTTGGCAGGTTTTTTGCGTTGCTTATCTTTTCGTCTATACGTAGTTCACGTATACCCCAAGTCATATACCAGCCGCCATCACGGTATTCTGGTGCGGTTTCATAGCAAATGTGTGTTTCAGGATTAAAGCGGTATGGCGCTACATACTGAACCTTGGCGTATGTTGGCGGGCAGGAGAACGTGTCACCTGTTTGTTCATCTGCAATTTCAGAGTGGTCGGCCCGAATATCTCCCTCAAACAACGGATATTCAAGTGTAGCAAGTTTAATAAATGAAGACATTAGAAGGATACCAATGTAGGAGTTGCTGTTAATGTTTCTACCGATGAGCTAAGCGAGACTGTTGAAAGACTGTATGGGAAGCTTGATAAAGAATTGCTTTGAGTGGATCTGTTACCAAAAACCCATTCATACGTTGTAACAGTTAAGCTGGCTATATTTATTGTGTAATAACCGCCGGAAAAAGGCACAGTTACATCGCCGGTAAAAGATCCGGATTGTGGGTACGTTACTGCCATCGCTCCCCTATAGCCCGATGCTGAGACCCCACCTTGCGTACCAAACGTAATTAAAATATCACTACCGCGAATTTGCGCGGATGGAAAACGTATTGAACGATTAAGTCCTGTAACAGTAGGTGTAGTAAGACTTGAAATAACCCTTGCCCATTGCAAAGTACCAGATGAATTTATTTTTAAAATTGCTACACGTCTAGGAAAGTTGGTATCAAGAGATGAGTTGTTACATTCACCGCAAATGTATATGTTATTGCTTGAATCTACAGCAACACTTTTGCTTGCATTTTCAAACGAAAAATTAGTGAATTGATACTGTCGGCCCCACTGATATGTACCGCTTGAATTAACTTTCATCAACCGATAGTTGCTAAAATCTACTAAAATTAAATCGCCAGCACTATCTATAACACATGAACCGCCTGAGTTGTTTTGTATGTATCCGCTTTGGCCTAAAACAGGTATTGAGGCGTAGAACGCATAACTCCAATTGCATGAGCTTGCAGCGCCGGTTCTTTGAGAAACACGTGTTACAAAACCACCTAAACTTGGAACTTGCATACTAGTGCAAAAGTAATTTGTGCTGCCTGATGTAGTAAGAGTGTACATAGTAGCGGCTTGCCCTGCCGTGCTGGGCACGTTAGCCTGTTCATATATTGCGCCTAGATTTCCAGAAGAATCTGCTGACGCAATACCTCTAAAAGTGTCTGAAGAATATAAAGGGTTACCGCAGCAGTCAAACCCACTAAGGTAAACAATACTAAGACCTAAGCCAAAATAGCCTGTCCCCGCAGCATTAACAGATGTACCATAACCAAACATACCAACATTTAATGTAGGCGAACCATTATAGTACTCTGTATAATAATAATAGTTTTTACCCCAGACAAATGTTCCGCTAGAATCCCACTTTACAAATACCTTGCCCGTTAAATTGCGACTGTTTTGAGTGCCACCTTGATCGCCATCAATATATAAATTTCCATCGTATTGCACAACTTGTCGCCCGCCCGGTGCAGAAATAAAAAGCACTTGGGTCATGGGAGAACTACCTGAAAAGTTATACAGTCTTGAAGACTGCCACACATTAGAGGAGTTCCACTTTTGAAGCGTTGTTTTGCCAAAAGAGCCGTTTTGAATTGCGTCATTAAGCGCCCAAAAATCACCCGAAGAATTTACGCCAGAGCTACCGGCTTGGTTAAGAATGTTGACATTTGTACCAACGTAGCTAATATTGCCAACCGCGTTTGACTTGCCGTAGAAGTTACTGACGCTAATTTGACCAGAAGCCACGCCAGCCAATGTACGAAACGATGCGCTGTTAATTGAAGCCAGCGCAGTGGCAGAAAAACCAAGTTCTAAGTTGATTGACTGCCCAACTGTAGAGCCGCCAAAACTTAAGGGGCCGGAAGAATTCAGTGCCATGTGTAATCCTTAGATTGAACCGTATGCGGTCACGTTGTTCAATGTGGTCAGGTTGCCTGTACTGTCCATTGTGGCAATTGTAGTAGCGCCGTATTTAAAAACCAAGACACCGCCAATCTCAGAGATGGTGAAGTTTGTTGTTGCTACGCTTGTGGCTGCACCCGTGATGTTACCTGTACCGCCGTTGGCAATAGGCAAAGCGCCGCTCAATGTGATGTTCGGGGTTGCACCGCCAGAAGAAGCCAAAGGAGCCGAAGCTGTGACTGAAGTAACTGAGCCTGTGCCCGAACCTGCGCCAATTGCCGTACGGAAGTCGTCTGCGTTTAAAGCTGATACGGTATTGTCTGCATTAAATCGTGGAAACGTAACTGCGCTTGGGTTTGTGATGGTAAAAAGATTACCGCCCAGCGTAGTTGCACCAAGGTTAGTACGTGCGCCCGATGCTGAAGAAGATCCTGTACCGCCTTCTGTAATTGCCAAGTCTGTGCCAAGTGTCAGGGAAGACATATAGTTGATTGCTTCAACTACGTCTGTACCATTGTTATAGACCACGCAGGCTTTACCCGCAGGGATTGCAACGCCTGTTAGACCGCTAACTTTGACTGTGACGGCAAAGCCACCTACAGAGTTGTTCAGAATAATGTACGGCTTTTGAATTGCGGGGACGTTAAGAGTTGCCGCGCCTGTCAGCGTAGCTGTAATGTTTAAACATGCCGCCCGGGCATTTTGGGCTGCGTTTGTGTTGGTCAACGTTAATGTACAAATGTTAGTACTAAAGTCGGCGGTAAGCAAAGTCGCCATACCCACAATAGCCTGCTCAATTGCAGTACCCACGTTGGTATTGACAATCGGCCCCCATGTGCCGTCATTGCCACCTACCTCAATGATCTCAAACTTTAGGTTGGAATACGTGTTTGACATTTTTAACCTTCAATAAGTTTGGCGACCAGCGCCTCAAGTTTGGCAATACGCTCTTCGTGTTCAGCATTAGCAGCCAAAGCCAAAGCACTAAGCTTCTCGTAGTCTACCGCCAATGATCCGTCTGGTCGAGTGCGAACGGCAACAGGAAATTTGGCTAATACGTCTTGGGCAATAACACCAAAATCAGCTTTTACAATAAAGTAACCGTCTTCGCCACCGTGTTCTTCAATGTACTCGGCTTTCCAATCAAACAACTTGCCACCAATAGCCGCTGCCGTAGCTGCTGCGTTGGGGATGTCGCGCACATTCTCTTTAAACTTAATGTCAGAAGAGTAGTACGCAGTGATGTTGTTTGTGGCGCGAATCTCACCTGCAGTGCCGGAACCTGCTGTACCAACACCCAAAGAGTTCATTTGGAAGTTGTTACCCGTGGCTGTTGCATTAGCAGTTGTGGCAGTTGTGGCAGTTGTGGCAGTTGTTGCACTTGTAGCTGTTGATGCATTGCCTGACAACGTGGCCGTAATTGTGCCCGCAGAGAAGTTACCTGACGAATCACGGGCAACAATGGTTGAACCGGTATTTGCGTTTGTTGCGTTTGAGGTAACTGTAAATGTTTGAGCAGAAGCTCCATTAAACGATGCAGAACCAGACAAGCCCGTGCCCGATGTAGCAAGAGTCAAGCTGTTAGAAACTTGCGTTGCAGTAGTAGCGGTTGTGGCGTTGCCGCTCAAAGCCGCAGTAATTGTGCCAGCAGAAAAGTTGCCTGAAGCATCACGAGCTACGACTTTAGAAGCTGTGTTAGCCGAAGTAGCATCAACTGCCGCAGTAACTGTAGAGCTACCGTTGTAGCTTGTACCCGTCAAGTATGTGCCAAGCGTCAAAGCGTTTAGGTTAGAACCTAACGCCACGCCTGAGATTGTTCCGTTTACCCAGCTAAATCCCGAGCCGGTAAAGTTTAATACTGTGTTTGTGCCTGAAGCCGCAGTAGCAAACGATGTGGTTCCAGCCGCAGTTTGATATGGAATTTGATTAGCCGCACCGCCAGCTAAGTTGGTAGCCGTTGTTGCGCTCGTAGCCGCACCATTTAAAGTTGCTGTAATTGTTCCTGCGGAGAAGTCGCCAGAGGCATCCCGCGCCACGACCTTAGAGGCTGTATTGGCCGATGTTGCATCTACTGTAGCCGTTACAGCGGAAGAGCCGTTAAAACTTGTGCCGGTTAGGTATGTACCCAAGGTCAAGGCGTTAGCCACTGAACCAGCTTGGCCAGAAATAGCGCCCGTTACCGCAGAGCCGTTGATGGCAATCGCAGTGTCAGTAACTGAAGTTAGTTGACCTTGGGCATTAACGGCAAACACAGGAACCGCAGAGGCAGAGCCGTATGTAGTAGCTGTTACGCCTGTATTGGCAATATTAAATGTGTAGGTTGGAGACTCATTAAGTCCTGTACCAGCCGTGTAGGTAATTGGCGCAGAGAACTGCTGAAAGACAATTGCCGTTGTGCCAATTGTGATAGGAGGAGCAGTCTGTTGAACCCAAGCGGTATTAAGATTGGCTACGCCGCTAGTAACCAAGAAGAAGTCACCTTCATCAATTTGGTCAACTCCGGTTCCAACAGAATCAAAGTCTGTAGCGCGGGTCAGAATGTAAGGCGTTCCAGCGGAACCAACTTGTGTCACAACATACACGCCGTTATTTGCGCCAGCTACTTCATTCTTAACAAGTATGCGTTCCGCAACAATAGTAAGCGTTGAGTCCACAGACAGAGCGCCGTTAGCGTTTGCTGTCAGCGTTGCCCCTACACCGGATGTTCCGTTGTTGTATGTATTAGCTGGTAGTGCTGCGGTTGTTGCCAAAGCAACAGCTTCGTGGAAGTGAATACCAGAGGCAATAGCGTCAGCGTACTGCTTATTAACAATATCCGTATTGTTAGTTGGAGCCGTGGTAATTGTGCCGGTAGTCAACGCCGCAGAAGTTGCGGTGATTGCTCCAAAAGACTGTTGAACTACTTCCGTCCCCGCTTCGTTTTGATACGCCGACCGTGAGGATGGATATGTACAGAACACATCTACCGTGCCTGTAAAATTAACTAACGCACCTGCATTAGAAGAGGACAGTGGTGTAGCGTTGCGGCTTAGGGTTGTGCCGGACGATGTGTATGTACCGTAATTAACTTCCCACGCACCAGACGCAGAATCAACAATAGCAAAATACGTTGTATTTCCGTTGCCAACTGCGGAGAATGATTGAAAACCAGAGGCTGCGCCACCTAGTGTGACCGTGCCTGTACCCGGTGCGGCTGCGGTTTCTTTGACCCGATCTTTTAATACTAAAGCCATGATAAATCCTTAAGTCGGTATATTTTGCCAATTTGGGTCGGGTGGCGTTTGATCAGTTGGAATAGCGCCCCAAACCAGCACATTACCCACGGAAACAGTTAACTGTAACCCTGCTGGGTACACGTTTGCAATTTTTAGTTTGTCGTATGCATCTAAACCACTTGCCAACTCAGCCACTGTTGCATTAACAGATGTTGTAGCAGTAGCCACCGCATTGCCGGTAGCAGATTCAGAAACAGAAACAGAAACCAACAAACCACCAGCAAAAGCATCAGAGCCTGTAGCAATTTCTGCAATAGCCGCTAACAAGTTTGTTATAGCTGAAGACGCATCTGTAGCCGTGGCTGACTCTGCTTGAGATGCCAAGAACGTGGATGGCGCTGCTGCTACAGCATCGGTTCCTGTGGCTGTTTCTGCTTGACTTGCTACTAATGTAGAAGCTATAAAACTTGCAGAATCGGTAGCTGTTGCAGTCTCAGCACGAGCCGCAGTCATGATGTTGTTTAAACTAGCAACTGTTTCAGCCGCTGCCGCTGCTTCTGCAATGTTGCCGCCCAACGAACTCTCTTGAGAAACAGAATCTAAACCTGCAGCAGACTCACTTAACGCAGAGGCAAGCGTTTTCCCGCCCTGCGAGGCGAAGGGTGCTTGGGCAAATGCAACATCTCCAAACACCGCAGCACCTATTAGGCTGCGTCAAGCGAGAACGTGTAAGTTACGTTCAGTGTATCGCCGTTATCAACAGTCTTATCACCGCCGGTAAAGTCACCAGCAGAGAACAATACCCCTGATGTGCCCGAAGCTGCGGTTGTCAACAAAGCACCAGCAACAACAGTACTGTTAACCAACATGGCAAACGATGCAGGTGATGCAGAGTTTGTAATCACAGATGGGTCAGCAGTTGTTGCCGTGCCAAATGTGACTGCCTTGCGGTTGCCTGTGTATGCTGTACCAGCAACCAACTCAGTCCAACCTGCGTGGGTAGCCAGAGTATCACCTGCTGCAAACGTTGTGCCTGAACCGGGGCCTTGAACCAAGCCCAAGTACCAAGCGGCTGTGTAGCCTGAACCTTGGAAGTACTTGCTGTTCATGTCTTGTAAACCTACGTTCACAACCAAGTTAGGAAAAGTGTCAGACCACTTTTCAACACCGTCAGCGCCTACGCAAGTAACGGTAAAGATACCACCAGCGCCTGTACGCTCAGTGGAACCCTTATTTGCGGTCAAGCTTGCTGACACGTTGTCTTGGGCTTTTGAAGTTTCTGTACTCATGATAAGTCCTTAAGATATGCGCACGATGGCGCTGTTCGCATCGGCAGTTGGGAAAATGATTTGAAAAGTGTCGTTGACTACTGTTTTATCAGCACCAAAGTCCAACACAGCGATGGATTTATTACCCTGCGTTGAGTTGTAAATTAACGCACCACGGGCAGTAAATGAGGCGCTAGTCCAGCTTGTGTTGTTGAACGAAACAAAAGCTGTAGGTACTGCGCTTTGGTTATTGCCTGACGTAGGGAATTGACTGATAACTAGCGTATTGCCGCCGGTTGTATACCCGCTGCCGTTTGCTACTTCGCCGGTCATGCCACCCGCGTAAACGGTAGTGCTTGCGCTTAGATTTGCTGCCGCCGTAAACAGTGCAATCTTGAATGTGTTTGGGCTTGTAGGGCCAAAGTTGTGAACAGCTTGGAGAAGCTCGACCTTGCAACTTGTGGTTACTGTTTGAAGAATGCTCATGATACTTGTACCCTAACTTGACCGTCGCGGTAAGCGTCAGCCCGTTGTTTGCCGTCACCCAAGTTCTTCAGCAAGGCAATAGCCTGCACGTAACGATCTTGAGCTACTTTCATCATATCGGCCTCTTGACGCATATAAACAAATGCTTCACAGATTGTCCCATATAACAGCGTGGAATCAAAGTTATCTCCAAGCCAAGTTGTACCAGCGGTAACAATAGACTCAGGGTAGTAGTAATAATGCAACTCAGCCATGTACGCCAAGTTAGGCGTAGGGCCAACAATGAACGTCAATTCATTTACGTCTGCTGACTGAGGGCCAAAGATGCCGTAATGTTTTGGCTCACCACGGGTTGCAGTCTGTGGATATGCTTCACGAATGAAGTTCACATCTTTGTTCAACAGGAACAAGAAGTCACCTTGAAAGATGATAGTACCCGAGACAGTACCGGTGCTTGCTTGCGTCAAATAAACCGTAGTTCCGGTCACTGCGCGAACATAAGTCCCAGACGGAATGTTTGCGTTAGCTACAGACTGCCCTATGGCGATGCCTGTTGCATCCGCTACAACAACCGTAAAAGCACCGGAAGTGCCTGTGGCTGTGGTAGTGATGACAGGATAGATTGATAAGCTGTATGGCGACAGGAAGTCATATGGGCAAGCCAAGTACTTATTGCCGCTATTCAGTGAGCCTGTCACGTTCTTTCTCAAGTTGGCAATCTGCACCGTGTTATAGATGCGCTGCTCCGCCTGACGGATAAATGTATCCATGTCAGTCGTTGGGAAAGTGTTCTCGCAGTAATCAGTTACCGCAATGACAAGCTGGCTGTAATTCATGCCATCGGGCCTCTAGACATAAAGCCTTTGGTAGCTGCACCTGCACCACGCATTTTGATACCAGACGTTTTAGCGGCTGGTTGTGAACGGCGATACACGTTGCCTACAGCCATATTGACTGTGCCAGCATCACTGTGGTCAGGGCCAGAGCCGGGATTGTCAGTAGCCTTAACAACTTTACCCGTCATAGTGTGAGGCGTAGCGTAGACTTCGGCATCGCCAACTTCTTTGCCCATCATCTTTTTGCTAAATGTAGCCATAATTAACCTCGTTTCTGTGCGGCAATCTTTGCCAAACCACGACCCATAGTCTTCATATCAGAGTTGGTTTTACCCTTACCCTTGCCTTTGCCGCCCATCATTTCTTTTTGGGAAGGGCCGCTGGTAGGGAAAACTTGAACATCAGTTTTACCCTTTTTTGCAATGCCATCTGCTGATTTTGTGTATGCCATATTAAGCTCCTATCTGTATCGTTACTGTACCAACTTGTGCAGCTAATGCCAAGTAGTTTGGCGTTAAAGCTGAATCAAAAAACCTAGACCCACCAACCGGATTCCATCCCCACTGAATATCCCGCGAACCACCTCCGGTGAACCCGTTAGAATTTACACCAGATGTTACATACGTTGTATCCCTACGTGGATTACGTAGAGCTTGAGGATCATCCACCGGGAACGTTCCCAACATCAACTGCGGCTGGTCAGGATCCCAACATTCCGGACAGACCAACAGTTGATACTTACGCTGCTTAATGATCTCTGTCTTGAGCTTCTTAAGTTTAAACTGCTGTCCACAGCGATCACACATAGCAATCGCTATTTTGCCGGATGCAAACCTATTCCCCATTACGTACCACCAATAAATTGCTGGCGCGGCACAAATCTAACCGCAGCCTTCTCTCGGTCTTCACCGGCTGCAATCTCAAATGTTTCGTCGTAAATCTGCTTGAGCATCTGAATGCGAGGCATTAACTCGGGCACTTTAACGGCAATGTGGTACGCCAAACCTGCCACAACGCAGGGCAGGAAACGGAAGTTCATGTCGGCTGTCTCTACACCACCGCCTGCATCTTGCACTCGACGCAGTCTCCAATACACAAATTGATAAGGAGTGCTGTTATCAGGTGTAGGCCATACGGTTACTGCGGGAAGTTGAGGTACAAACACCGCCGTACCCACGTTATGAGTAGCCGCAGTTGTATTGTTCTGACCACGGTACACACCGCCAAGAACGTTGCCCGTAACGTACGTGTAGTAGATGTCTTCGCTATCAAGGCGGATAAAGCCTGCCCCAGCTAACCCAACCACCGAGTTAAGGGTGATCGTCGTTGCCGTGGAGGTGACGGCTGTTTCCACCACTGATGCAGTTGGGTTAACTTCGCCCGAAAGGCGCTGAATCCAAACTTGGATGGGTCGGGCTTGGCTGAGTTTGTTTGGGATTGTGGCATATGTAGAAACACTAATACGTGTGATTGTTAAGTCAGCCTGTGTAGAAGATGTGTTCTGCCCTGTGCGGATGACATGCTCAAGCAAGTCAATGGTATCTGTAGGTAGAGCATACGTGGCAAGACCGGGAGTCAGGTTGATTACACCCTGCTCCATAGTCCACATGTTGATGCCTTTGTTCTGCCACTCTATGGTCATTAGGTTCATAGACCTACGTGCTGTACGCAGATCGTAGCCTGAACGCATTTCCCGCCCAGCCCTCTCCCATGCTTCCTCGGCAATCTCCGTGAAGTCCATATTGAAGAGCGTTGAGCCGGTAGTGGTCATCTAAATCCTGCCGTTTTCTTTGCTATCGTTTTTGGTTGGGCTACAAACTGTTTGCCCGCTGCCTTGCCTGCGCGTTTAGCTTTGGTTGTAGCTGCGTACTCAGATGATGATAAAGACTTGATGGCTGCTTCGGGCAAATACCGCTCCCCCGTCTTGCTAGACGGTTTGCCAGACTTAGTGCGCCATTTCTGGTCGCCCCAATCTTTAAGCGATTTCTGAGGGGCTTTCAATCTCTATATCCTCCGCCAGCTTCCTTGTATTTTTTAGCTACAAGTTGAGCTTTACGAGCAGACCACTGACCTGCGCCAGTACCATGCGTTGATGCGGCTTTTACTTGAGACACAATTCGCTTACGCAAATCGGGCTTGGTGTAGTTACCAGCAGCATTGACTTTACCGCCTTCGGCATACTGCGTGAAGTCGGTATCATCCCGGCGAGCCTTACGCTTGCCTTTGGGCATTTTACTGGGGAGCATTGCTCCCATTCCACGGCTTGCCATCATTTTGGATTACCTTTGGCTTTTTTAGCTAGAAACAATTTATCAACCATTTCTATCCGTTGAGGTTTAGTTGTAACCTTGTTAATAATACCCAACCGCTTAGGCTTACTCGCGCCATAAAACCCAGCCTTCTTTAAAGACTTAACTACTTTAGCAGCAGGTTTTACGGTTGCCATATCAGCACTTCCCGCCATAGTTCATCTTTACCATTGTGCCTTTGGTCTTGCCTTTAGAGGCAATGCCATCACCACGCCTAGATGCTGAATTAACAGAGCCACCGCTCTTCATGCCTTTAGCACGAGTTTTTAGTAGTGCTTCCTCTTCAGGACGACGACCACTTCTAATATTTTTAGGGTCAATAAGTCCTTCGTCGTCAAAACGAGGGCCACTTCTAATATTAGATGGATCAATAAGTTTAGGATTTTTTTCTTTACGGCGAGTTAGACCCTGCTGCTTATTCATGTAATCACGCAAGGACATGCCTGATTTCTCAAGCTCTTCCTTAGTCACTACTTTGTTTTTGCGAGGCGTAGGCATGGCAGCAGGAGGTGCTCCACTATTGTCGTCTTCAGGCATAGTGCCTGAGCCGGGTTCAATAAACTCGTAGTTATTGATGTTTGGCTTCATGTTTAAACCCCTTAGCAGGCCATGCCGCCCTTGGTCATCTTAATCATTGTGCCTTTGGTTTTACCTTTAGTGGCAATACCATCACGGCTAGAAGATGATTTAACTGAACCCATCTTAGATGGAGCCATGCCGCCCTTGGAAAGCTTAGTCATTTCTGCGCCTTTGTGCAAACGGCCTTCGTGTTTATTCACGGCCTTTTGCATCATGGACTTGTCCATCTTGACATCTTTATGGACTTTACCGCCTTTAGCCATTTTGCCAACGCCGTCAGCAGCAAAGTCAGGAACCATCTTGCCGCCCTTGTTGACCATAGTCATACCGCCGTCAGCATATCCACCCATGTTCATCTTTTTCATATCGCCACCTTTAAAAAATTTACGGCCTTTATCAGCCTGATTAAAGTCCTTGCCCACGGATTGTGAGACTCCTGCTTTCTTGGCAAACGCAGGGTTGTGCGCTACTGCCGCCATGAAATTCCGTTGCTTTGCGCTGGTGCTAGGCATTATCTTCTACCCCAATAAATTTGACCACCACCCGCGTAACTTGCTAGTAATTCGTCAAATGTATTTTTGCCACCGCCGCCGCTTCCGCCAAAATCACTATAACCTCTATCAAGCACGTCGCTGTAATCCATCGTGCCGCCAAAATCTAAATTTTCAACCCCTGAGTTGCTAGAGCCGTAGTCATTTGAATTTGTTTGATTGCTGTCTGTCTGTCTGTATTGATCTAACAGTTGTAATAAATCTGTGGTGTTAACTTGACGCTGTAGCGCACCGGGAGCTTGTGCGCCCATGTACGTAGGAGAATCCACATTAAACATGCTGTTGGGATTAAATTTTGCATCAAACCGTTGGTTTGAAAACGGGTCAAATGTAACCGCAGGACTAGACGATTGCTTCTGTTCGTAAGACTGCGTTTCAGGATTCCACACTGTATGCACACCGGCAGGAGCATCAACACCCTTTGGTGTGGCACGTACAAAGTCGCCAACTGCTCCGGGCAAAATATTGCCCAAAGCATCTCTCATGGTTTCTTTGTAATAATCTTTTTCATCTTTCGCGCCTGCCTGTAGCTCTTTATACGCGCCGCCATAGCCCAACAAATCCGCAACAGCAGAAATGCCTTTTTCGGCTAAATAAACCTGCGGGTTCATTGCAAAGCGGGCAAGCTCCATCTGCTGCGGCGACAAGAATTCTCCAGCCTTGTCTACAAACAAGGACTTTGCACCGCTTGAAATTAAAGAAGGAAGGCCCGCCACAATCAATCAACCTTTTTGACGAATAAGCTGGTCAATTTTTTCTTCCAGCCGGTTAAAACGTTGATCAATGTGATCTGTAATTCTTTCAACTTCTGCTTGAGTGACGTTATCACGGGCAACCTCCTCGCGTGTTTTGTTCAACAGGATGCTGATGCGATTCAACTCCCTGAACTTTTCATTCATCATGTAGCCAAGCAATCCCATCACTAAAGTTAGGACTGTTGACCATGCGGTGTTTAAATCTAACAATTCCAAGCCCTCAATGCTTTATTGATCCGTGAATCCGGATCGTTGGCTGTCTTTGCACTCGTTAGCTTCTTTTTCATGCCGCCCATCCTCGCACAGAAAGAATCTTTGCGAGAGCCGCCTTCCGGCTGGGGAGGTTTCAAATTCATACCTTGCTTTTTGGCGGAGGCTCGTCCCTTGGCGTTTAAACCGCCCTTCTCGGATTTGCCCTCTTTGCGTTGCCATGCTGGAGATTTAGCCATAAAACACCGTTGCTGTAACTGACCCACCAACGCATACAAACATACCGTTTTTACAGTATATGCCTTCGCCGGGAATCAAAATTGGTAAGCCAATAATATTAAACGTATCAATCTCCAACAAGAGAGATGTGTAGATTGTTACATTGCCGGTAGCCGCCGTATTAAGAGCGGTCACAATAGTAAATGTATCATCCCCCGTCACTGTAACAGGATAGACCCCATCTACGCCTATACCTGAAGTAAAGTCTACGGCAACACGTTGACCATTGGTAAGTCCATGCGCTACGATGGTAATCGTCACGGTGGTGCTTAACGCAACCCTGACATAAGTACCGGATTTACTAACTGTAGGATCAGCCACTGCCATATTACGTGCAGACGCTGAAGCTGGGGACACAGTAAGACTTTTCAGCCGCACGGCGTAATTTGTCACCGTCTTAGACGTTGTTACGTGGTAGGACTTAACGTCATATTGCATTGCCATGATGCCGTCCTATCCGTAAAATATGGTCGTTGTTACCGTGGCAGACGGGAGGAACGTATAGATGCCTACAGAGGCTAATACGCCTTCGCCGGGGATAAGGGTATAAAACGCTGTTCCCGTAGAGCAGTCAATTTCAGCCAATACGTCTTGGTACATTGTCACATTACCGCTGGTGGTTAACACGGCGGTAGTTACAGTAAACGTGTTAGTTGTTACAGTTACAACAGTATAAACGTCTGGAACTGCCGAACCTGTAGTGAAATTAAGCACTACCCTGTCACCTACAGCCAACCCGTGATTAGCGTAAGTTACTGTACAAACAGTAGTCCCGGGAATGTTGTACGTAGCCAACTCTGGAACATTGTTGGCAAAGGCAACGTTCAGCGTGGAAGTAGCCGAAGGGGAAATTACCATCCCTTTTAAACGTGTGCGATAAGGAACAGCCACGCCTGATACTGTGTTGTGATACGACTTTACGTCATACTGCATCGTCATGTTGTTGCTCCGGTTTTGGTGCGTCTAACATGCGGGCTTTTAACTCCGCATTTTCTTTTGCCATCGCCGCTACGATTCCCATAGCGTGGTCTCTTTGACTTTCCAAAAGCCCAAGCATGGCTTGAACCTCTGGATCTTTATGCGTCAACATTAGGCAGCGCGAGTAACTAATTTCCAAACCGGGCTGGTAATCGCTCCCGTCTGAATGTAAAGGTTTCCAGCGGTGCTGTTAATATACATAGAGCCGGGGCCAGCAAAGTTGTCACCCGTTGTGCCGTCAGTAGGAACACCTGCGTCAACCATGATCACAACATCATCTTCCATGCGGATGTTGGCTTTAGAGTAAGGATAGACGCTAGAAGGGCCACCACCATCAAGAACGGGGTCTTGGATCTTCAAGTCAATACCATACTCAAAACCGGAACCGGCTGTGGTTTGAGCCATAGCAACACCAAATGCTGCGCGGCAGGTGGTTAAACCAGAGTCGCCATCCATGAAGGCCATAACAGCAGCGTCGCCAGACAAAGTGTTGGTATTGATGATACCCATTACACCAGCCATCAAGCCGTTGTTAGCGTATGTACCAATAACTGCAAACTCACCTACTGTACCAGCCATGTGGTTAAAAGTAGTAGAAGGAGCCACAGCAAAAGGAGTACCGCATTGGACACGTCCAAATACAGAAAAAGCTTCACCGGGGGTTAGGTAGCTGCTTGAGCCAAAACCTGTGGTTGGCATTACACGGGAATAGAAGCCAGAAGTTGCCGTTCCCTCATTAACCGAAATTACAGTACCGGTATTGATGGTTGTAGGAGTAAGTGGCTGTTGTGCGGCTGCTGTGCCACCCTGATAGCCAGCCCTGACCGGGCCTGAAAAAGAAGTACGTGCCATGATATGTGTCCTTACATACAAGTTAAGTGCATCAATCGGTATGTCGTCTGCCGGGACAGTTTGATACACCGGAAATCCCGGATTAATATGTTTATATCATGCCGTTTAAACCAATGCAACAAAAAAAGGGGCCGAAGCCCCTTTTCTTTTTTGATGCCTATTAAGCGCCGGGTGAACCGAACACGCCCAAAGGATCTGACACACCAAAGCTGTAACGCTCACGGGCTTTGTAACGGACGTTGCCGGTATCAAAGTCACCGTCCATGCCTGTAGACATGGGGGTACGCACGAAGTGCTTCAAGCCGTTAGGCACATCTGTACACAGGAACCAAGCATTGGTGTCTGTCAGGTAGTGGTTAACGGTATAGCCTTCAGGGATTGAACCATTGTTCTTCAATGCGTTGATATCGTTGTCAGCAGTGCCGACGCGCAATTCAGTCTCAAGGAGACGTGTTGCAACGAACATCAAAGAAGGAGGAACAATCAACTTACGTGGCTTTGCAGCGATCAGCAAGCTACGCTCATCTGTCCAAGCAGCGATCTGAATAACAGCGTTTTCCAACGATGTTTCATTCAAGTCTGCGGGTGTAGATGGTGTATTGCTGTTAACGCCACCAGAAACCAAAGGATGTTGCGTCGAGAACAAAGTTTGACCGTCACCATAAGTGGGGCCACCGGCAAAGCCGTTGTTCAAGACCGCAGCAGCTTTGACCTGCTTGGTGTAAGCCATACCACGGGCCAAAGCCTTGGTATAACGTGAAGACAGGCTGTCGTACAAGTTATCTTCCACAGCTTCCTCTGTGATGGAGAAGCCCATCGCAATGGTTTCGTGTGTGTAACGTGCAGTAAATGCTTCCTGTGCATTGTCATAAGCGATGGCAGCGCCCTCGTTTTTAACAGGTGCTTGACCGAAGCCAGACAGCTTTGTCTCTTCTTCAAAGCTACGCTCAGATGTCTCTGTTTCGTAGATTTCT